CGGGGCAAAGGTTCGCCACAACAACAAAGTTTGGATTGCCGCACGGGACAACCAAAACAAGGAACCGACCGAAAGCAATTTTAACGACGATTACAACGACGATTACGGCAACCCATATTGGCAACCGTACAATTTCATTTCCGATTATTTGGAGCGGTTGACCCGTAACGGTATTGCGCAAATGGTACAAACATTCACGCAAATAAAGGGATTGGATAAGGAAACAAAGAACTTGTTGGAACGGCGCACGTTCTTTGACGGTGCGGGACGTATCCGGGCGACGTTGCCGAATAATCATAAATTAGTCGGGTTTGAAATTGTCCCGGTTCGTTCTATGGGCGTAACAATGAAAATTGAACAAATCGGGTTGCAAATGACGGGCGCAACCGGGGTTGTTCGTATGTATCTTTTCCATTCGTCGCAAATTGACCCGATAAAGACGTTTGATTTGAATTTTACGCAGACAAACGGCGGTTTTCAATGGTTCCCGTTGAAAGATTGTTATTTGCCGTATATCAGTACCGGAAACAACGCCGGGGGGTCGTGGTTCCTATGTTACAACCAAAACGATTTGCCCGCCGGGATGCAGGCAATTAACATGACAAAGGATTGGAGCCGGGAGCCGTGCGGGACGTGTACGGGTTACGTCGATTTGGAGCGTTGGCGGGAAATAACCAAGTATTTACAGGTATCCCCGTTTATGATGAACGCCCCGGAAACATTCGACGAATACCCGGAGTTGTGGGATATTGCGTTGACGATGTACACCAATACGCAGAATTACGGGTTGAATTGCGAAATAACCGTTGGTTGCGACCTAACGGATTTTATCATTAAGGAAAGGCAGATTTTCCAAACGGTTATCCAACGACAGGTCGCCGCAATCATGTTGCGCACGTTGGCAATGAACCCCGATGTTAAGGTAAACCGGAACCAAGTAAACGCAACCCGGTTGGAAATTCTTTACGAATTGGACGGCAACGTTGAGGGTCGCCCCGGCGGTTTGGGTTATGACCTTAAAAAAGCATACGAGGCATTGCGGTTGGATACGCAGGGTATCGACCGTATTTGCCTTACTTGTAATAACCACGGTGTAAAATACCGGACAACGTAAGATTATGGCGGGGTTAAAGTCAATACAGGATTTACGCAACCGGGTTGCCACGTTCAACAACGGGTTATCGTCCGGCGCATACATTCAACAAATCATTTGGGACAATGACGCCTATATTGTTGGTATGAATGCCGAGGAACAATTGTTTGAACAAGGTATTAACCGTTTGGGCGTGGATATTATGGATTACGCTCCGTATTCGCCGTTGACGATAGCCATAAAGGAGGAAAAGGGACAACCGACAAACCGGGTAACGTTACGGGATACCGGAGATTTTGAAGCGTCGTTTTTTTTGGAAGTCGGCGACAAACAGTTTGAAATAAAAGCGTCGGATTTCAAAACGGAGGACTTAATAAAAAAGTACGGGCGGCAAATATTGGGATTGACGGACGAAAATATTGCGGCGTTGATTTGGCAATATATATTCCCGGACTTAATGAAGAAAGCAAAAAACGTATTATATGGCAACGAATAAGAGAACAACCCCTATAATTCCCAACCCGGTTTTAATCGACCGGGTTTTGGGGAACATACAAACCGGGTTAATGGATAACGTCGATTGGTTGGACGTCGCATTTGGGCGGGCGCAACGTATCGCCAAAGTGATACAGGGCAAACGCTATTATACCCCGAACGTATATGCGGGCGGGACGGAATGGAGAGGCGACAATGATTATATCGACGTTTCCCCGGATGCCAATATTGGCAATTTTTCGTTCTTTTGGATAGACGACCCGCAAACGGTCGGTTGGGTTCCCAAAGAGCAAAGCGAGATTAAAGCCCCGTTTTCCCTTATTGTTTGGTTCGATTTGCGCAAGGTTTACCCCGGTCAACTCAACAACCGGAATACCGAGGCATTGAAGAACGAAATATTGACCGTCCTAAATGGCGGTTTTTGGCTGAAAGACGGGACGATTGTAATAAACCGGATTTATGAGTTGGCGGAAAACGTGTACCGTGGGTTTACGTTGGACGAAATAGATAATCAATTTTTAATGCACCCGTTCGGCGGTTTTCGCTTTGAGGGTGTATTGTCAGTTAATCAACCTTGTAACATTTAACGATATGGTAACTTTTATTATTTGGGTTTTGGTCGTGGCAACCGTGGCGGCGTTCCTGTTGACCCTGTTAAAAAAGTGGGGCGTTATTGAGTACGTCCAAGTTCACGGCAACGACTTTTTTGTTAAGATGTTCAATTGCGGCTTTTGCTTATCATGGTGGGCGGGGGTCGTTTTGTCCGTCCTGTTTGCTATATGCACCGGGAACCCGGCATTGTTATTGGTTCCCTTTTGTTCCACAATGATAACCCGTTTTTTGCTATGAAAACCGTTAAGATAGGAGAACGCACCGTTGAGATATACGACGCTATCGACGAATTGCCGATGTTGCGATTTCATAAGTACAACAAAATGTTGTTAGTTGATGCCGGGATTGGTTCCGATTTGCAGGATTTCGACACGCATATTGAAAAGGCGATAAGATACGCCCGGAGTAAAACCCCCGAATTGGCGGCAATCGAATTGGATAATATGCGGCAAAACGTGTATTTCATTCAAACCGGAATAAGCCCAAAGCATTTGGCGTTTGCCGTCTTGGTTAAATCAATCGACGGGGAACCGTACAACGATTTATCCGACGATGGATTGCAAAAGGTCGTCGATATGTTCGGCGATGTTCCCGTTAAAGAGTTGACCGCCCAAATGGAAGCGGTCAAAAAAAAAATAGATGAAGAATTGCAAATGTATTTCCCCCGGTTGTTCGACGATGCGACGGTTAAAGAGTATTACGACGAATTGCGCAACCGCACAATGTTAATGTTGGATGCCATTATAAACGGCGATACAGAGGACAAACGGGCGGAAATTGATAAAATAACGACGATGTTGTTGTTGTACAATCGCCCGGTTGTTTTTAGTGGTTCCGATAACATGGAAATTCAGTACGATAAACAGTTTGAAAATATGTGTTTAACCATATCCCAACATTTGCACGTACCGGAGCCAAAGAAATACACCGTTTTAGAGTATTACAACGCATTTGAACGGATAAAGGAGTTGTTGAAACCGACCAAAAACAAAAACGGCGTCAAATAAGGCGATTTGCGGCGTTGTTTTTCTTTGGTTGATTAACTACATGGAAAAGAAAAGATAATTTAATACAGGGCAAATTGCCCGCAAATAACGTTAAGTATGGCAGATAATAACAACCCTATAAAATATAGCGACCTTGTAAGCCCGGACGATTCGATTACAAAGTTGATTAATCAGTTAGACCAACTTTCCGACGCCTATATGAACACTCTAAAAAATATAAAGAGTGAGGCGATAACGGTTAAGGCTGCATTGGAGGGCGTAAGCGGGGCGACCGAAAACGGACGTAAGACAATCCGGGGGGCGTCGAACGATACCGACAAATTGACACGGGCGGCACGGGATTTGGCATTTGCGGAAAGCGAGAACGCAAAGCGATTGGCGGAATTGAAGCAAGCCCAAAAGGAGGCAAACGAGTTGAACAAATTAACGACCCGGTTAAATCAGTCCGCCGAGGGTTCATATAATCGTTTATCCGCTCAATACTCAATTAATAAAATATACCTCAATAACATGACGGTTGAGGAAAGGGAGGCGACCGAAGAGGGGCGCAAATTGGTTGCCGAAACAAAAGCGATTTACGAGGAAATGAAACGGTTGCAGGAAGCGACCGGGAAAACGTCGTTAAACGTGGGTAACTATTCCGACGCCGCAAAAGGGTTGACGACCCAAATAGAGAACCAAACGAAGCAATTAGCATTGTTACGATTGGAGGGCAAACAAGGAACCGCCGAATATCAGCAATTGAGCGAAGAAACCGCAATGTTACGAGATGCGGTTAAGGATGCGACCGATGAAATTACCCGCATGGCGTCCGATACGTCCAATTTGGATGCCGTATTAGGTTTGGCGGCTGGTGCGTCCGGTGGGTTCGCCGCATTTACCGGGGCAATGGAATTGTTCGGGGCGGAAAGTGAGGACGTACAAGAAGCGCAAAAGAAGTTACAGGCAGCAATAGCCATTGCAACCGGGGTGCAAGCCATACAAAACGCAGTACAAAAACAATCCGCAATTATGTTGGGTATTTCCCGGCTACAAATGGCGGCATTGAGCAAAGCGCAAGTTTATAACCGCCTTGTTACCATGCAGGGAACAAAGGCAACATTGGCGGCTACAATTGCGCAAAAGGCTTTCAATCTGATTGCCGCCGCAAATCCGTATGTTCTTTTGGCGTTGGCATTGGTTACGGTTGTGGGGGCTTTAGTTCTGTTTGCATCTAATACCGATAAATCGGCAAAGAACCAACAAGAACTTAACGAGGCGCAAAAGGCGTGGTTGGATTATTTGGAAACCGAGGCAACCGAAATGAACCGGGTTAGCAACGAACGTGTCGCCCAATTGAACCGGGAATTAAACATTGCTAAAGCCCGTAACGCTTCATTGTCTGAAACCCGAAAGATTGAGGACGAAATATTAGCCGAGCGCACAAAGGCGCATAATAAAAGCGTTGGTTTTTACGGTCAAGAATTAAACGATTTGGAGGCAAACCGGGCAAAGTTGAAGCAATTAAACGATATGTTATTGCAGTTGAATAACGCCAAAGCCCGTGGGGATAAGAAAGTTTATATTGATGTTGATTTAGACGGTAAAATTGATAAAGTCAAGGTTGATGAAGCAATTGAAGCCGTACAGGGTCAAATAGATAATACCGGGCGGGCGGTTGACATTGCCGTTAATCTAAAAACCGAGGGGGCGGATTTGGACGCCGAAAGGAAAATACAAGCCGCCCAAAGAGCAAACGAAAACCGGAACGCCGCCAAAGCGGAAACGGATATATTGCGCAAAGCCGAGGACGCCCGGATTGCCTTAATTAAAAATTCATTCGACCAACAACGGGCGCAACGTCAAGCCGCCAACGCCCGTGCGATTGCCGACATACAATTGCAGTTGAGGACGGAAACCAATTTAACGGTTAAGGCACGCAAAGCGTTAAACGACCAAATTGTTTTATTACGGGAACAATTGGCGGTTGATATGGTAGATATTGCCAACCAACAACGGGCGGCGGAATTGTCCGCACAACGGGCAACGCAGGACGCCCAAATTGCATTGATGGCAGAGGGGGCGGAAAAGCAACGGGAACAATTGCGGGTTGAGTATGAAAGGCAAATACAGGACATTAACACCCGGTTAGAAACCGAGCGGGGATTAACTGAAACGCAAGTTGCCGAATTGCTTAACCAACAATTACTTTTGCAACAACAATACGCAAAGAGTTTGGGCGAATTGAACGACCAAATTACAATAGACCAAATGCAAGTCGCCGCCGACCGGACGCAATTACAATTAGACGCCGCCCGTGAGGGTTCGCAGGAGGAAATAAATTTGCGTATTCAGTTGTTACAGCAACAACGGGCAATCGAATTGGCACAAAATAGACAATTAGCCGAGGACGTGCGCCAATCCGAGGCAGATATAAACGCCAAATATGACGCCGAGGTATTGAAGCAAACGACCGAGTTAAACCAACAACGGGCGTTAATGCTTTTCGACCAAACGCAAGCGTTGGAGGCGTCCGAGTTTGATTTAATTCGTAATTCCGAGGAACGCAAAACCCGGTTCCGGTTGGCACAAGAAAAGGCACGGTTGCAAAAGATTTTAGAGTTGAACAAAACGGCGGGCGTTAAAATGACGGATGCCGAGGTTAAGACAATCAAAAATACTATTGCGAAAATCGACCAAGAAATTGAGAAAAGCAAAGGCGACGAACGGGGAAACGATATTTATGGGTTGTTTGGACTTAATTTGGACGACGACCAAAAGGAGGCAATAAGTACGTCCGTTTCCTTTGCCATTGAGCAATTAAACGGTTTTTTGGATGCAAAGCTACAAGCCGCCGACGCCGCC